TACTGGCTATGAATATTCAGTAGGAGGGACAAATTTAAATATTCAAGGAGATTTATTACCCACCACCGTTACCACAGGGAGCCATGTTGTAGATGGAGTTACTACTACTCATCATGGGATTGACCTTAATTCTAAACCTACGGTTACTATGCAGACTCAAGGAGCAGCGACGAATCTAATTGAGTCATATCACGGCCCAGGTTTAAAATCTTTTACCCGAATCAATAGAGATATTATTACTGAATCAGTAACAGAAACAATGTCAACATTTACCCAATGAAGAGACATATATTTGCAGCACTATTATTAATAAATAGTCCAGCAATTGCAGACACTACAATGACAAATAATCCAATATCCAATTCTAGCGGGTCAGTCACCAACCTGGGTGTAATGAATATGCCATCTAAGCAATTTACGAATACATTATCATTAAATCAAGTCCAATGCCAAGGCGATACCTTGGTTATTCAACCTTTCTTAACTGGCAATTATTCTGGAGGGCTACCTAAGATTGACAGTTTTCTTGAGCCTATCTATTCAACTAAGGACGTAAAAGGTGCTTTTGATGATAGTGGAAATGAAATAGGTGATGGAGAGGTTGACGACCCAACATTAATTCGTGGGTATAAAACAGTGGAAAGATTTGAGAAGACAAATTTTGCAATTAGCCCTGGGATTAGTTTAAGTTGGAATATTAATTTAGATAGGAAAAGTGTACGTAACTGCCGTAAATCGCAAGTGCATTTAGTAAACCTTTTACAGGCAAAACACGAAGACGCACGTTTATCCTATGAATTAGGAAGGGCTAAACATTGTGCAGATCTCCTACAAAACGGAGTTAGGTTTAAAAAAGGAACTAAGTACGAAGTCCTTTGTGCTGACATAGAACTTGTATCAAAACCCAACACGTTAATAGATCATTCACACAGTATTGAAACTACTTCCGAAGATCCCTCTGAGCCTTTCTCCTTTCAGAAAGGGACAATAACTTCTCCTTCTTCTTAAATAATTTTTTAGCCAAGACCTTAGACCGTTTCTTAATTTGCTTCTGGATCTGTTTTTGTACGATTTTTATGTAGGGCTGCAACGTACCAACAGCAAGAATACTGGTGACAGCTATTGCACTTGTAGAAACCAGTAAAGGAACAGGGGGAGAATAATTTCCTGCTATTTCAAGTGGGTTTAAGCCTTCCCACACCGTTTCACATTTATTTGTAACTTGATCTCTTCTCCATCCTTTTATCCTTGCAAGGCCGCCTTTACCTAACGAACCAATAGGAGTTTTAGCAAGTGTATCTAAAGGTGGGCAGGGTAAAACTTCTGCAATAAACTGTCCATCAATATTTGAGGTATCAAAGTTTTGTTGACCTACATTGGAATCGCCCTTCTCGTCACTTTTTCCATCATCCTTTTTCACTTCCTCTCCTACCTCGTTTAACGCATTTAAAAGTTCTACTGGTTGATCAGGTTTAGGAGGTTGTATATCAGCATAGAGATCAGGGGCTATATACATTGCTGGAGCGTGATCACATAAAACAAAATTATTTCTGGGATCTACGTTAAACATTTCACTTCCTGTACCTGTCTTTTTATCTCTGGCTACAACGCAAGGAAGTTCAATGATTGGGACAAAACCAAAAGGCAGTTCACCAAAAGTAGTTGGAGGAATTATTTCCGCAGGAGGAATTATTGTTAGTTCTGGTAAATTTTTAACCTTTGGCTCGTTAACAAAAGGAGGATTTAATTCCACCTAGCAGTCGTTCCATTGACTAGCAAGATCACTACTTAAATTACCGACTTGCTTTCTTGCTTGTCCAAAGAAGATACCTGCTAATACTGGCCCTACAATTGGAACCCCTGCCAAGGCTGGTGTCACCTGAACCGATCCAGCGTCAGCAATCATCATTCCATTGCTTTTACCCTGTGCCATCTTTTCTATACATTCAATTTGTTTTTCAGTAAGTTTTCCGTCTGATCCTTGCGGATATGTAATGAACTGAGCCACAGATTCTTTATGTGTATGCCTAGTCTTTACACCGCCAGAAAATGTAGGAGATTCTGTCGATTCATACTGAAGCATCGTTTTAGGATCGTGTTGACGGCTAGCAAAACTCCATTCTTCTGCACCATCAGCACCTTTTTCACTTCTAATTTGAAGGCTGCTGTAAGGAGTGCTAGAAAGCTTGGCTATATCAGGGATGCCAGAATCTTTACGAGCCAACATGTTTAAGCTCATAAAGTTCGTAGCAATTAAACCACCGCCTAACACTAAAGAAGTTAGTCCGTTAAATGATTTAAATTGAATCATTTGTTTAACGGAATATTCTTCAAGGAAGCCCCACCTGTCATAGGAGGAATAGTAGGAATTTTTGGCATAGCTCCTTTAACAAGAGAAGGCAATTGCTTTTGCACTTCAGTCATTATGGATTCTGTAATCTTGCCACGTTGAAAGTAAGCCAACGTACCAACAGATACAGCCAAACCAAGTAAGGCTGTATTTATGTAAGTAAGGATTTTTATCATGCAGGGCAAGCCTCACCACCATCAAGCTCATCTAAATTTGCTTGAACCAATTCTGCGGCTTTGGTTTCTAAGAGTTGCTGATTTTCTTTCCACTCACTAGCTCTACGCTCTTGATCTGCCTTTAATTGCTTGATTTCAGCAGTAAGAGTTAAACGATCAGCCATAAAAATAATACATTGCCCTCAAATTATAAACCTACTGTCTATCCCTGACCTGTTCGGCCAGCACTAAGCATGGGCATAATAAATATACGAAGCTCCTGCATCATTAATATTACCGCTACCTCCTTTGGCTACAAAACCAGTTGAAGTTAGATAACCAACATCTATATCATCTTGAGCCCAATCCAGCTCTAAGAAAAGATATTTACTGTTATTACCTGAAGAAGTAGCCCATCCTCTTGTTGAATCAAGCACTAGCCAAGAATATGCTTGGTTATATGCTTTGACTATTAAAAATCTAGGCTGGAAACCTAATGTGATTGTCTGATCAGAATCCGAGCCAACAAATGAACCAACCTTGCTGATGCCGCTGACGCTGGCGAAGAGCATGGCTATGTAGCTATCACCTGTAACATTAGTATCCCCATCTAATCCAGCTACAAAATGTGTTGATGTTGGTGCGGTTCCATTCATGTAAGAGGTATTAGAACCTTCAGCAGAACTAGCGTTTAAAGAGACAGCATAATCTTCAGGGTTTGTTCCTCCGTTCAAACCTTTATGGAAAACTCTCCAGCTTCTCGTATCATCTCTATTCTTAAACCAGATCATTTCTGGAGTTTTTCCAAGACTATGACTACGGAAAGCATTTGTATCGTCCCCTTCCCAACACACCACATCAAAACCAGCGTGGCGTTTCCACATCCAACTTGGGTATCTGTCATCAAAATCTCCATCATTCCAGCCTACATTGCTATCGAAAACAGCACTTGCCGAACTCGATTCTGCATCAGTAAGATTGGTTTTTAATCGTTTACCTTTTGTCAATCTGGCAGAAGCATCCGTATCATCAACAACATCTTTTCTTCTTCTTAACGCAAAATCAACAGGGAAGTTAGCAGCAAAAACAGGGATAACAGGAGAACCATCACTATTACCTAAAACGACATTAAATACATCCGTACCAAGTTCGGGAGGCTTGCCAACGTATGCATCTGGTCTTCTGATAGAAAGATAAATATACGTTCCTCCATCTGCATTAGTGTGGTTGTTATCATTCATCGCTTGAAAACCTGTCGGAGTTAAACTCAACCTGTCATATCCATATTCTGAGGCACTACTGTCAGATCTTAAAGTTTGATCATTTCCACCTGTTACTATTCCACGCATTGAATCATATATATCCCAAGTTTCACCTGTATCAATACGCTTTATCATGAGCCATTGGGGTTCATGTCCTAAGAAAACCTCTGGTCCTGTGGTCGAACCATTTCCAATATAACTACCAACCTTAACTATTCCTTCTTCATTGTCTCCAAAAACAAAGCCTGCTGGGTCGTCAAAGGGGCTAAAATATCTTGCTACTGGATTACCTTCAGCAGTAATTGTGTCAGGCGTTACTGTTGAACCATCTCTATTTTCGTGATTACAACAAAGAAGTTTAGTGTTAGTTATGTTTGTTAATGGTGCTGTTGGTGGTCTAAATGATGAGGTATAAACTGCTGTTCCTTTTACTACTCGAATATTACTAAGCTTTCCTGCTACTGGATTTGGTGAACCGTTAAGTATTCCGATATAACATTTATCATTTGTATTGTCATATAGACTTCCAGTAAAACTATTGGTAGCTACTTGTGTACCATTAACAAATAGTCTTAAAGTATTCCCATTTCTTACGGCTGCAAAGTGAGTCCATTGACCAGGATAAACGCAATTACTTCCTATTGTATCAGTCGAACTACTTCCATTTGGACTAGCTAAAAATGCTAATCCACCTGCATTATTAGCTTCAATAAGCCAAGATCTTTGACTATTTTCATAATCCCAAACACCTATAATTGATTGTGCAGAACTGGTTGAATTAAGGTTAAACCATCCTTCAACAGTAAAGTCACCAGAACCAAACGAAAAATCACTACTATTGGGAATTTCTAAATAATCACTATTACCGTCACTACCTCCGTCAAAAACAACACATCTAGCACCGCTTACAGAAGCAAGGTTAGCTTCACCACCTGCAAATAAATAAGCTATAAATGTTCCATTATTTCCATTAACGTCATAATGCGTACCAAGACCAAACGTGGTTGACGTGGGTTCAGTATCATTAAAAACAGTAGATGCTGCTGCTTCCCCTACAGTTGTGTTTAAATGTAATCGATTTGCAGAAGGAGTATTACTACCATTTAATGAACGATGATAAACCATCCAATCAGTTGCAACATCTCTACGTTTTATCCAAATCATGCCAGGGATACAGCCCAGGTCATGTGAAATAGTCCTATTAGTTGCGTTCCCTGTCCATGTACAAGTTGTGAAAAATCCTTTAGCTTTTCTGAAAGACCAAGCGACTAATTTTTCATCATCAGCATTAACTCCATCATGAGTACCTACCGTAAAACCATTACTATTAAATGAAGTCATACCAGGGTTACCAAAACCCCATGCTGCGCCAGTACTATTAACTCTCATACCAGTACCAACCCCAATAGCATCTGCAAACAACCAATTGTTATCATTTGCCTCTCTATTTTTTACCCAAACTGCACCGCCTTTACCTGCTAAATTAATTCCATTTACAAGTGATCTAGTTGATCCCGTCCCTTCATAAACATCTGTATTAAATACGTCGTCAAGATAAGTAGTTTTTGCACCACCTACACCTAAAAGCATTTGTTGAATAGGACTCATAATTAATAACCTCCGTGTGTGTTAGTTAGTAGGTGTAATTGATTAAGCATCTGTTAACCCTGCTCCTGAGATAAAACCAGTATCAGCACCAGCAAACCAAATAGTAGCCATTCCTTTTGCAGATAAAGTTTTATTTCCTGACACACCAGTAGCACCGTTATAAAGTGAAAGGCCACTACCTGTTCCATTAATAGTAATTGTCATATCTGAAGAACTATTATTTATAAACGTAACTGCATCTCCCGCAGACATTATTGAATTATTGACAACTAAACCACCAGATGAACTAAGTAAACATTTACCAGCATCCGAGGCTACAAGTGCGTGTTGTGAATTTTTTACAGCAGAAGGAATAGAACGCAGGTTACCTTTGCTGTCTGATACCGTTCCAGCAAACGTGGCGTTTCCATCAGTAGCAATCGTTAATCTTGTATCTGCTGTAGATGAGGTTTTATTACCTTCTATGATTTTTAACTCTTGTCCGTCAATAGCAACATCCCAATAGTTGTCTAAAGAATCAGAACTACCAGTTTCAGCTAATCGTAATCTTGCGTTAGCACTTCCTTGTGATGTCTCTGTATCTCTAATAGTTAGGACAGGATTAGCCCCAACAATTTCCATGTTGTAATCAGGACTTGTCGTTCCTATTCCAACAAGTCCCCGACAATCAATCCGCATCCGTTCGGTTGGTGTATGTCCTCCATCGGCTGTTGTATGAAAGCTTAAACGTCCAGGCATATCGTTGTTTCCTGGTGTTCCATCAACTTCTGCTCTTATCAATGCTGCTTGAGTTGCATCTGTTCCATCAGAGGCATGAAATACAATTTCACCTATATCATCATCATCTTGAACAATAGTTTGTGCATCAATAGAAGTACCTCTAGATTTGAAAAGATAAAGACGAGAAGGGCCATCGGCAGTATTTGTATATCTATTTGCGCTCAATGCTGCTGTTCCAGCAGTTGCCGCTACTTGTAGTAGAGCACCAGTACCTTGCTGGTCTGTACTGGTTCCAACCAACAACCGACCACTTGAGTCAATCCGCATCCTTGCAGGGCCATTGGCTCCAAAAACTAATGCGTTTGATGAATGATTATATTGAATATATCCAGCACCATTGTCAGAAGGATCTCCAAATCTTATTTGTTGTGTTGCCGTTGCAGGAGATAAAAATTGTAAGATACTATAATCACTAGCACTAGATTCAATTGTTAGATTTGCATTAGCATGAGCCGCAATACTTCCAGCAGAACCATTATGAACATGTAATTTAGTATCAGGAGTTGTCGTTCCAATACCAACCTTTCCCGCACTTGTAATCCGCATCCTTTCATCGGCTGTGCTTACTTGAGTTGCAGAACCATTAGCACTGTTTAAGGCAAATACAAGATCACCTTTGTAATGGGCACTACCCGCTGTTTCTACATGGAATATTCCAGCTTTCTCTCTACCACTTGCATGGTTTTGAGTACTCATTAAAATTCCTACAGTTCCATTTCCTTCCGTCGTATTTCTTACTGATAAAACATTAGTATTAGAAGTTCCTGCAATAACAGAAGTACTTGTACTTGAAACATCTAAATCCGTAAGCGTTCCAAGAGAAGTGATTGCAGATTGAGCAGCACCCGTAACCGTTGCAGCACTTCCAGAAACATTACCCGTAACATTTCCAGTTAAGTTTGCAACAAACGCACTCGCTGACTTATCCCATAACCCATTTGAACTGTCCCCAGTAAAAGTGACATCTCCTGTGAACGTGCCACCAGCGAGAGGCATTTTTGTTGCGTCAGTTGCACTATCAGTTCCCCACTCCAAAGTCGTAGGTGTTGACGCATTAGCTTTAAGAACCTGACCAGCAGTAGGAGCAACAGCAGGAAGAGTAAGTGTTATATCTCCAGATTGTGCTTGTGCTTTTAAGCCTGTGTAATTAGCTCCGTCACTATCACCTTCACTTAGCCTTAATTCTTTTGCGTTATCAAGAATCAAGTTACCTGTCATCGTGCCACCAGCTTTAGGCAAGGCAGCATTAGCTGTTGTAGCAGCAGCATCAGCAGCGTCTTTTGCAATCTTTACAGCAGCAGGAGTAGCAGCAGTCGTAGCAGAAGTAGATGTTGCACTATCAGTTAGTTGCAAGACACCAACGGCACTTGTCGTTCCAGTAGCAATCTTTGATCCTGTTATTGCAGCAGATCCAGAAATATCAGCATCAACAATGACTCCAGCAGCAATAGCTGTAAGTCCTGCATTATTAATAGAAATATCTCCTGTAACTGCTACTGCTGTAGCTACGTTTGATCCGTTACCTACAAGGATTTGAGCAGAAGTTAAAGCAGCTAGTTTACTAAAAGCAATCGCAGCTCCAGCAGCTAAATTCGCATTGACTAAGCTTGCATCAACCATTGTTGATGTAACTGTATTTGTATCTCCACTTGTAATTACTGTTCCAGTTGTGTCTGGAAAAGTAATAGTTTTATCTGATGATGTTGGATCGGCAACTGTTATTGTTGTCTCATAAGCATCAATCGTAGATCCTTCAAATACAAGGCTTCCAGTATTACCAATTAATACCTGACCTGTGATAGTACCACCTGCAAGTGCTAGTTTTTCTGTCTCTAATTCTTGAAGTGCATCTTGCACGTTAGTTGAACTTAATTGACCGTAAGGTGTGAATGTAATATTAGATGCAACTTGTCCTGCAACTGTTTGAGAAAGATCAATTTCGTTCCATGATGACCCAGCACTATTTGTAACTCCAAGAATGTAATCAGGAGGAGAAAATGCGACAACTGGAGCTGGAGCTGAAGGCGTTCCAGCAGTATCAACTACGACATATAAACCATCTGTTGTTGCTGAAGGTGTAGGTAAGTTACTTCCAACTGCTAAACCAGCCGCTAATCCTGCGGAGGTACACGCCGTCATTTTACTTGTGTTTGCGTTGAAATTTCCACCAAAGACCAAGGAGCCTTTCGTTAATGTGGTGATCGCTTGCCAAGCGTTTCCATCCCAGATATAGGCATCTTCAGAAACAGTATCAAAGAGAATTTGTCCTGAAAACTGAGCAGTGGGATAACCACTTTGGGCTATTGACTGGAATATTGCTGTTGAAGAATTACTTAATTTACTTCCATCAATAGAATCATTTTGTATCCTTGCCGCATCAAGACTTCCACTTGTTATTTTACTAGCAGCAAGATCAGGAATTAACCCTGCTGTTAATGCTGCCCCTGCTGTGATTACACCTTTATTGTTAACAGTAACCGATTGATAAGTACCAGCACTAACTCCACTTGTTGAAGTTATTAGATTTCCTGAACCATCAACAGTTAAACCTCCTCCAGATGTAATTTGTACTGCACCTTTAGCACTTGTCGTAGCAACAGGAAGATCACCAGCTACTAATGCTGTAGCAGCAGTAATCATTCCTTGATTATTAAAAGTTATTCCACTAACTGTTGCTCCAGTAACACTATTAGCAAGTGATAATGCACCTGCTCCACTAACACTTAAACCCGTCCCAACAGAAACACCACCAACAGCAGATGTAGTAGCAACAGGTAAATCTCCAGCAGCAAGAGCAACTGTTCCTGTAATTAATCCTTGAGCGTTATATGTGATTCCTGAACGAGTAGCAGCAGTAATTGTGTTATTAATTCCAAGATTTCCACTAGCTACATTTAATGACCGATCCAGATTAGAAGTATTTAACTTTGCTGGTGTAATCGTGCCATCAGCAATTTTGGTAACAGTTACAGCGTTTGCAGCAATTTTTGCTTCAATAACGGCATTACTAGCTATCGCTCCAGAATCAACAGCGTTATCCGCTAAAGCTGCTGCATCAACAGCGTTTGCTGCAAGTTTGGCACTTGTAACAGCGTCATCAGCAATCTTGGCAGTTGTTACCGCACTATCAGCAATAGAGCTACTACCTAATGTCCCAGAAAGCTTGGCAGCAGTTACAGCTCCATCAACAATGGCAGCCGTATCAACAGCGTTATCTGCTAACTCACTAGCACCAATAGCATTTGCAGCTATTTGATTAGCAGTAATTGTATTCGTTGCAATCTTTACTGCTGTTACAGCACCGTCAACGATGGCTGCGGTATCAACCGCATCGTCAGCAAGTTCAGAAGCAGCTACGGAGTTTGCTGCTAATTGTGTCGCTGTAATTCCACCTGTTGCGATCTTTGCCCCAGGAATATCTCCATCACTAAGACTTAACTTTGCATAAGTAACATTTGCATCTGTGATCTTTGCAGTTGTTACGGCATTTGCAGCGATAGCAGCAGTATCTACAGCATTATCAGCCAACTCAGAAGCAGTTATCGCATTAGCAGCTATCTGTGTCGCAGTAACAGTATCGTTAACTAACTTCGCTCCAGTTATCGTTGCATCTGCTATTTCTGTTGCAGTTATCGTTCCACTTGCAATCTTGGCAGCAGTAACAGCATTAGCTTGTATTGCCGCAGTTGCTACTTGGTTCGTGCCTAATGTTCCAACCTTTGCAGCAGGTATGTCTCCGTCATCAATTAACGCAACACCAGCAGCAATAAGATCTTTAACAGTTACCTTTTTGGTCTCTGTTGCGCTGACATCAGCAATGGCTAATGGGTCTGTTGCTTGAATCCCTGCTTCTGCTAAAGCAGGTAAAGTAGTGATCTTGAGATCTGCCATTGCCGACTAACTAAATACCAATATCAGCAGTTTAAACCTGTTCGAGCAATATGCGACTCTGATTTTCTTGTAATATCTTATCTGCGTTTTCTTGTAACAAGAATCCTGGTGTATCTCCTGTCTTTAAACTAATCACTCCATTTGTTACAAATTCTATTCTTGTCTCTATAACCTCAGTCACAGACACCGTTACAGCAATATTAGTAATAATGCAATTGGCTTCATAAAAGACATTTTTCTTTGAATTATCAGGATCACGGTAAATATAAAATAATCCATCAAAATCTGACCCTTGCTGAGTACGAACCAGCAATTGAGCTAAATAAAATGGAAATTCTGGATCTGTTCCGTATTCATTAACCCTATCTCCTGTGTCATAATCATGCTCCCAGATACAAGTCATTGATCCTTGACCACTAATTAAGCCAGCCTCATATTGATTCCTAAACTCATCTCCAAGATTTGTTAAATCAACTTGCTCTCTACTCGTTGTCATTTCAAATTCTCTAACACCTGCTACGTGTCTAAATCTTTCGTTTCTGGTACGAATTAAAATATCTTTTGAAGAACTAGGAGCAACAAGAGTTAAAGCATTTGATTGCCCACCTTCTATTGCAGCAGCAAAAGAACTATATAAACGAATACCACCTACCTGATCAACATTAATAAACCATTTTCCATCTGGATAACTATGACCGTTAACTAATTCAAGTGTTGAACCATCAGCCGTTTCTATTTCTACTTCATCTCCAGTTATTAACGAACCAGAACTATGGTCAACACTAAATCTTTTTGTTGATGTATTTACGTCATAAGGATCTAACTTCGTCTGCAAAGCAGATTGAAGCGTATCTCTTTTAAGGGCTATTTCACCCCATTGACCAAAATAAACACCCATTAATCAACCAGAGTTGTGTTGCCATAAGGAGCACCATTAGCTTCCCAACTAATATCAGCAGAAGCAACTTCTCCTACTGAACTATTCATCGAAACCCCTGTAATAAAGACAGAAAATTGAATATCTCGAACATCACTTGAACCTGTCGTCATTCGCAGCTTTAAAACAACTTGAGTTGATGGATCGTTATCACCATCACCTGCTGAACCACCTGTTTTGATTGCAGAAGTTAAAATTGTATTTAAGTTTGAGTTAGCACCAGAGCCAGGAGTCTCAACGTAGTAAAACAGTCTTGCACTTCCGCTATAGCTTCTAACACCTGATTCAAGTGTTCTATCTGTATCGCCTAATGAGGTTGTTTCCAATACCGCCATTGAC